CGTTCATCACGTCCAATCTGTTGGATGATGTACGGGTCGTCTTCTAATAATTGTAGTGGGGGGAGCTCATAGTATTCTCCATCGAGAATACTTTGTCTCCACTCACAAAACCATCTATAGAGTTCCTCCTCAGCACGCGTTTTGGGCGTGCTGGGAGGAATTCTCTTTCCAAATCTTTTGAGGTATTGGAACTCCGGAATGTCAACATTCCGGGGGTCAGAGTTTCTAAACTCGTCAATATCCTCAGTAAAGTAGTAGTCTACATCAACGAGGGGCTTTACAGCCCATCGTTTTTTGTAGAACTCTTCTTTGAAATCCGTGCATACTCTTTTGACCTCGTCAAAAGAGTATGATGGCATTTCAGTACATCTTGCGAAAACCATCTCCATCAGATCTGTCTGCTCAACAGTCTGTTGGAGGGTTTCCACTCTTTTCATGTACAAGTATAGCGCCTCCACTTCCGAAGAAGTGGTGAGGTGCTTACTTGCAACTAATCTATCTAATACGCCCGGAGGAACCTTGCTAGCAAGGTCCCTTGGGACGATTATATAGTTTCTGATGGGGTCGTCCTCGGGTATTGAAAATACCTCGGTGACGGCCTCGCTATCAAAGTGTCTTTCCATAGTCTTGACCGACCTAAGGTTGGTCAAGTTCTTTGGAACTTCTCCTAGCAATTCCCTGAGGGCTTGAACGGTAACGTTCGTGACCTTGGGAATTTGACTCCATATGGCATTTGCCCAACTTTCTGTATTCCAGAAAGCTGGCATTTTGCCTACACTAAAGATCTGTCTTGGAAGATATACGGGCCTACGCTCGTATCTCAATCCAAGGCATATGTCTTGCATCACAGAAGCTACTTGGAACAAGTGTCCTTCGACACCTTGTTCCGAGTATTCTGTGTCTTTACCTAGGAGAGTGTACTTGCCGTCTTTGACGGACGAATAATCTCTCCTATCTTTCTTTGTGTCTAGTACCAGTCTCATCTTGGGATGATCCAGGTACGGCAACAACCTATTATCCTTGAGCTTTGACGCCGTTCGTACGGTGTTAAAGCGGTCAAGTGGAATATGAAAGACTTCTTCACAATAAGTTCCCCAGGAACTTGTTATAAAGAAGTCGTCTTCGGAGAGTTCGTACCCCAACATCGCTGCCGCGTTGTTGAAGTACTGAACCCACCTAATCATTTTTTGTGGCTCGTCGGCACCGAGGATGATAGCAGTATCATCCCCGTTGCCGTCGTGCACAACTTTGACGCTCGGCTCTTTCTTTGAGGCATAAGCCTCACAGATAGGGTGAGCTAAAGATAAATTGGACTTGGTCAATGGATCCCCCATGGGGACTCCATTGACCTGGACCGAATGAAATTTTCCATTAATGTATATGTCCTTTGGACCAGGCCATATACATTTGATGGGATCGAGTATGAAGGCAGGTAGTCTCATCTTTTCGAGGAGTCTACCCATCACCATGTGTGCTGATTTAAAGGACGGTATGTCTGTGGCTGAACGCCAGTCCAGACTTACTATCCTTTTATGTTTTTCGAATAGGACGTGACCATCAACCGGATCGAGGTGATCGATCCGGCTGATGAAGTTCCATCCTAGTCTACCAGAAGACAATCCATTCTTCAAAGAGCGCATGCTCTTTGCAGCCTGGATTGTCATATGAGAGAAAGGTTGTAAGAGTGCGTCCTTGTAAAAGGACCCACTCTGTACAACCCTAACCTTTGCGTTTTCTCTAATTGCGGCGACATTTGTTTTATAAATGTCGTCACTACTAGAGTTTACTTTTTCGATCGCTTTCCTGAAGGCCCAGTTGCCTAACTGGCCTCCAGGATTGCGAACACTGAACGGTGGAATGTGGGGGAGGTCAGGTACTTTACGCAAGTACCCGAACTTCCCCTCTTCTTTTTTGGAATTCTCAGTACAGGCACTCGTTGACAACGAGATCCTGAACTGGGGATTCCCAGCTGCTTGAGTGACAACCTGATCAAGGATGAAATCGATGGACTCGATTAGATCCTTGTCAGGTTTGAACTCCTTCTCGACGGTGACCTCAGCAATAAACTTGTCTATTGCTTCGGCCGCCATCTTATTATTTCCTAGCCCAGATGCTCTGGACTGCGTGAAAACGCAGGCCCGGAACATGTTGGACTTACTATTGATTCCTACGCGTGAGTTGAACTGGTCAATGACCAGTTGAGCCCACGCGAGTCTCCTTTGTTCGTGTTCGGTCAATGTGGCTTTCACTCCAGTGAAAGCACATTTCCGAACCCTTTTTCGCATCTTCTTCAACGAGGTTACAAGACCACCATAGTCTTGTAGCCCGTTGGAGATAACACTGTTCATGATACGGTCAGAAACCAAGTAAGCACTTTGGTCTCTAGCCGTAACAAAGATTTCGGGATAGGATATTAACAGTGTTGTTAATACTCCATCCGCGGTGTGAAGAATCTCCTTAAGTTGTAGAGCCCCATTCCGGGACTCTAACAACCTATGGAGAAGGTTCTTGTTATGCCTCTTAAGCCGCTTGTACCAGTAGGTACGAGTAGCCAAGATGGCAATTTGTTGTTTGGGTTTACAGAATGAGAAGGT